CCAGTACAACGAAATGTTTGACAGTACTGGAATGATCAGGGATAAAGCAGTGGATTATGCAAGTAGAGAGATAGTTATGAACCTGGACAATGCAGGTGTTTCTGCTCTCTCAAACTTCATCGCCCAATACCCAGTTATTAAGCCTTTCATCATGTTCCCGACAACATCGGCAAACATGATCTCAATGGCTAACAAGCATAGCCCTGTATCACTGTTTCTCAAAGACTACAACCGGATTGCCCTTCCTGGAACCAAGTTCACAACCGATGAAATCGTCGAAATCTTGACTTCCAAAGGACTTCCTATTGACGAGAATATTGAGCAGACGTTTAATACTCTTAGAGCCGAGATAAGAGGCCGAAAGGCAATTGGAACCATCACCATGATGGCAGCTGCTGGGATGTTTATGAACAGCAGCCTCCGTGGTAACGGTCATTACGATAAGGAGCGCCAAAGGGTTAGGCAAGACCTCGGATGGAAGGCACGTACCTACAAAGCAATTGATGGTAAGTGGTATTCCTATGACGGGCTTGGTCCTATCTCTGATTTTCTGGCATTGACTGCTGATGTAATGGATAATTTCGACTCGATTACTGAGTCGGATCTTGCAACCACAATCAACAAACTGGGTTTCATCCTTGGTGCCAATATTACCAACAAATCTCCGCTTGCTGGTCTGGAGCCAATGAATGATGTCCTTGCCGGTAACCCTGCTGCACTCAACAGGTGGGCTGCTTCCTTTGCCAGCTCCCTCGCACCTCTCAGTGGCGCTAGGAACGAACTTGGTCGTCTGTTGGCACCACAGCTCAGAGAGGTTGATATGGAGTTCACACAGCTTCTCAGGAACCGTAACAAGTTCACTGATGTGATCGATCCTAAGAGTGCTCTCCCTGATGCACACGATTGGGTTGATGGGAACAAGATTGGATACCCTGAAAACTTTTTCGTTAGAGCTTTTAACGCTGTTAGCCCAATGAAGGTCTATGACGGCATCTCACCAGAGCGTCAGTTCCTTGTGGACATTGAGTATGACTCCCGTCCAAGCTTCATGAAGAACAGCAAGGGTGTTAAGTACACACCGCAGGAACGTTCTGAGCTGTACAGCTTGATTGGCAAGCAGGGATACTTTAAGAAAGAACTCCAAGGCATTATGAATTCCACCAATGCCAAAGCTTGGCGTGAAGCGATCCGTACTGCACGAGGCAACGGTACACAGGTCAAACCTGAGCTCTGGGAAAACGTTTACAACAAGATTAACGTTGCTCTGGATCGTGCCAAGCGTCTTGCTGAGGTACAGCTCTCAAACCGTGATGACGTGATGCGTCGCCAATACCAAGAACAACTGAGTGGTGAGCTCCAGCTTCGTGGTCAGGAAACACCTAGCTACATTCTTCAAAACAAATAATCCGCCTGCCAACCTAAACACATAGCGTAAATGGCTGTAACTCAAAATACATATACAGGGAATGGTTCAACTACGAACTATTCCTTCACTTTCCCATACCTTGAGACAACGGACATTAAGGTCACCCTTAATGGAGTTGCAACAACTGCATATACCCTGGCCAACGCTACCACTGTTTCCTTTAATACTGCTCCTGCTAATGGAGTGGCGATTAGGATCTACAGGGAGACTAATTCTAATACGCCTCAAGCTACATTCTATCCTGGTTCTGCTATCAGGGCTCAGGATCTGAATGATAATTCGCTTCAGACCCTATATGTAAGCCAGGAAAGCGCTAATGAAGCTGCATCTGCTACAGCGACAGCTAATTCTGCCCTTAACGCTTCTTCTACAGCACTTTCAAATTCAACAGCAGCAGTCTCAACTGCCAATACAGCAGCATCCGATGCTTCAGCGGCAGTAACTACTGCAAATACAGCTTCGACAAACGCTACGAACGCTGTTAATACAGCTAATTCAGCAGCTTCAAATGCCTCAACGGCTTTGTCAACTGCTAATTCAGCCTCGACAGCCGCTAGCGCAGCAGTAACCACGGCTAACACCGCCTCTAGCAATGCTTCAATCGCTGTTACAACAGCTAATACAGCATCAACTAATGCCTCAGCATCGGTCTCAACAGCGAATACTGCTGCATCTAACGCTTCTAGTGCAGTCAGCTCTGCCAACAGTGCTGTTAGTACAGCCAACACTGCAGCCACCAATGCATCTACTGCACTTAGCACTGCTAACACTGCAGCAAGTAATGCATCAACGGCTCTATCCACTGCTAACACAGCAGCAAGTAATGCATCTGCGGCTGTTTCAACTGCAAATACCGCAAGTACTAATGCGTCAGCCGCAGTAACGACTGCTAATACTGCTTCGACAAACGCGTCAGCCGCAGTAACGATTGCAAATACGGCAAGTACAAACGCCTCTTCTGCACTAACAGCTGCCAACAATGCGGTCTCAATTGCAAATGATGCACTTGATGAAGCGCAAACGGCTACTGACTTTGGCACGGCAGCAAACAGCAATGCGCTAGAGGCTGTGGCAATTGCGAATGCCGCTGCATCTGCTGTGGCCAGTGCTGTTCTCTATGATGTCGTAGCTAACGTCGCAGCTATTCCAAGCACACCTTCCAATGGTGATGCCGTTGAGGTAACAGATAGCACGGGAATCCAAAGTTTCACACCTCTTGCTGGCGTGCCTGCTGGCTTTGCTGGCGATGCCGGCCTAAGTGTTCGCATTGTTTACAACTCGACAGGTTCCACATGGAGCTGGATTCAATACTACCCAAACGATCCAGAGACAAGATACCTAGCCCAAACAGGCGGAACGCTTACGGGTCAACTCAAGGGAGACAGCAGCACTTCTACTGCAACCCCTGCCTATGTCTTTGATGGCGACACAAATACAGGCGTTGGCAGGACTGGAGCGGACGAACTTGCCCTGATTACCGGTGGTGTCGCCAGGCTTACTGCTGACGCAGCAGGAAATATTGACGTTCCCGGCGCACTCAGCAAGAGCGGGGACGCTGTTGTGGTTACGACCGATTCTCGACTGAGCGATACGCGCACTCCGACCGATAGCAGCGTTACAGACGCCAAGGTGGCCGCCGGAGCAGCAATTGACAAGACCAAGATCAGCGGAACAGCTATCACTGCCGCTGACACCGGCACCGTCACCAGCACGATGATTGCTGATGGCACGATTGTTAATGCTGACATCAGCGCCACAGCAGCTATTGCCAATAGCAAATTGGCAACTTCTGGTGTAACCGCAGGAACTTACGGATCGTCATCCCTGATACCGGCAATTACTGTTAATGACAAAGGGATCGTCACAGGAGTAACTACAAACTCACTTCCAGCTGGAATTGTCACTACTGCTGATACTGGCACGGTCACGAGCACCATGCTTGCCGATGGAACGATTGTCAACTCAGACATCAGCGCAACGGCGGCCATCGTAGGCACCAAGATCAGCCCTGACTTTGGCTCTCAGAACGTCACCACTACTGGTACAGCAACGGCTTCAGGGTTTAGCGGTAGCGGCGCCAGCCTTACTGCACTGAACGCCTCGAACCTCAGTTCAGGGACCATCCCAGATGCCAGGTTTCCTGCAACCCTTCCGGCAGTCTCAGGCGCCAACCTGACGGGAATCGCTGCCTTCCCAGCTGGCACGGTGATGCTGTTTGCTCAAACGGCAGCACCCACCGGCTGGACCAAGAGCACCACGCACGACAACAAGGCCCTACGCGTTGTCAGTGGCTCGGCTGGCTCTGGTGGTACAACGGCGTTTACATCGGTTTTCGCCAGCCGCACACCTTCTGGAACGATTGGAAACACGACAGATACCGGCACGGTTGGCAGTACGACACTGACTGAAAGTCAAATTCCGAGTCACACTCACATCGAGCGACACGCGGCCATCGCCAGCGGCACGGTGGGCCCCAACCTTGTCGGCGGTCAGGGCCAAAATCCGTCGAGTCCCACAAACTTTACGGGCAATGTCACGACAGCAGCTACTGGTAGTGGCGGCTCACACAACCACAGCCTCTCAATGAACGCCCACAACCACACCTTCACCGGCACCGCGCTGGACTTTGCTGTGCAATACGTTGACGTAATCCTGGCCACCAAGAACTAACCCATGACGCAAATAAAGCCTGGCACCTATTGCCCCCTGATCAAAAAAGACTGCATCGGTATCAAGTGCTCCTGGTTTACCCAGGTGCGTGGAACCAACGCCAACACCGGCAAAGAGGTGGACGAATGGGGCTGTGCGATGACGTGGCTGCCCGTGCTGCTGATTGAGAACGCCCAGCAGAGCCGTCAGACTGGTGCTGCTGTGGAGTCCTTCCGCAATGAAGTCGTTGCGGTCAACCAGCAGCATGCACTTCTAGCAGCTGCAAGTACATTCCCTATATTAGATGTAGCATCATGAGAGTTACCGTTATCCCAGCAGATCGCTGGATTCGCCGCGATGATGATGCGGCCAACCTCTCCGAGTGGCCTTTTGACGATGTCACCATTCACGCTATCCAGTGGTACGACACAGAAGGTGAAATTGAATACAAAGGTAGGCCTAAGCCTCCAAACGAGATCATTACTAATTTTTCGATCCTAGAGCCGTATGTTTCCGCGCTTGATTTGTATCTAGCAGAGCAAGCCGCACAGCAAGTTGTCCCTAGTGAAGCAGAGTAGACCTACTCTCTAACGTCACCACCCCTGCATAACGTCGCTAGGCACGTTAGGCACCTTCACTAATCACCTCCTAACTTTCTCCTAATTAGGAGATTAACCACACCGGGGTCCCAGCAATGGGGCCCCTTTTTCTTTGAGAAAAAACCATGCTTACCATTCTTGGCATCAAAGTCTCCTACGAGACCCTGGTCTTCTTTGCCCTGTTCCTGGGCTCTGAAGTCATCGGCAACAGCAAACTAAAAGAGAACAGCATCGTCCAGGTGCTCCTTTCTATTGTCACCTACCTGAAGATCGTCCGTAAAGAGGACGACAAGATTCAACGCATCAAAGATAGTCTCAAGGGTTGACGTGATGGTGCTACTAGACGTGGCACAATATTATCCTCAAACTGACTCAGCCACCCGGCATGGAGATCGGATGTGCTTTAGCTCTACATGTGCTATGGCGCTTAAGTATCTCCTGCCGAAGTCATTGACGGGTAGTAACGCCGACGATGATTACTTGAAGACTGTCCTGAAATACGGCGACACAACTCAATCCAGAGCCCAAGTCCGGGCTTTACAAAACTATGGTGTGATGGCTTCCTTCTACACCAATGGAAGCCTGACCAAACTTCAACAAGAACTCAAAGCTGGCTACCCCGTCGCTACTGGAATCCTTCATCACGGACCAGTTGCGGCTCCTAGTGGTGGTGGTCACTGGATGTTGCTGATCGGTGATGAGGGAGCTAACGGTGTCTTCCATGACCCCTATGGGGAGCTGGATAACGTCAACGGAGGCTATGCCCGCATTGGTTCAGGTGGCAAAGAAGTTCGATATTCCTGGAAGAACTGGTTGAAGCGTTGGGAGGTCGATGGCCCCCGCACTGGTTGGTACATGACCTTCAGGAAACAATGATTGAAGCAATTATTACTGGTGTTCTGTCAATCATTGTCGGAGCAGGTGGCGGAATCCTTGCAGTGAACTCGAAATCAAGCAGCCGAATGGATCAGATTGACAAGCGCATTGATAATCTCGAACTTCGGCTTGCAGAGAAATATGTACCAAGGCAAGAGTTAGCTCATGCCCTACAAAAGATGGAGGATCATATGATCCGCATCGAAAACAAACTAGATCAGATTGTCCTTAGAAATGGCTAAAGCAAAGGCAACTGAGGACATGTTTAACGAGTTGCATAATCTCGTTACCACTGAATTCCTCAGCCGGATCCGCTCCGGTGAAGCGTCCACTGCTGACCTAAAAGCAGCCTGTGATTGGCTGGCAAAGAACGATATCTCAGGGGTTGCCTACGCCGGTAACCCTTTAGACAAGCTTGCCTCAATCATGCCCAAGGTCGATCCAGAACTTGTACAACGGAGACTCCATGGCAGGGCGTACAAGTAAATACTACAAAGACAACCCCAAAGCTGCTGCTAAGCACCGCAGCTACATGCGGGAATATAACCAACAACCCAGCAAAATTGAATACCGGTCTGAGCTAAACCAAGCTCGTCGAAAACGGGGGATCTATGGGAAAGGTGGAGGTGACCTTTCTCATCAACGGAACGGATCTCTCAAAATTGAATCAGCAAAACGAAACAGAGCCCGTAATGGGCACGGGAATAACAAACGTTTGGCATGACACCCTTGCTACCCAGTCCTGAACATTACATTTACAACATGCTGACCATGACAAGTCCAGAGGCAAAACGTCTGTGGAGACGTGCCATCAAGGAACACTTCAATTGTCAATGTGTCTACTGTGGAGAAACTTATGAACTACAAGAACTCACGCTTGATCATGTCTATCCAAGACATTATGGGGGAGAATCAATCACAAGGAATCTTGTCCCAGCTTGTAAGAAATGTAATCACGACAAGGGAACAAATAACTGGCTCACTTGGATGAGAGACCGGTTTGGCATTACACAACGTGAAGGTTTAATTTTATCTTGGATTAAATAATGGCACCAAAACGCAAACCATCGATGCTGGCTCGTCAGCGTCAACTTCTTCAACAAACCCGGCAAACCAAAGCAGCTGCTAGCCGTCAACTGCCTTCTAGTGGTGGCACCAGTGCAAATAGCTTGAAAGCAACCGCTCAACGCACCAGTACCAGGGTGCAACAGAAGGTCAATCAAGACGTTGCAACCCTTCGGGCTCTTGCCGACAACATGCGTCGGAACCAGGAACGTAGCAATCGACAGATTCAACCGGATCCGTCACCTCGTGTTCGCTACACCGGCCCTAACGGTCCTAACCCCAAAGGTCAGCCCTCCCTGCCTCCAGCACGTCGTTCAGCCGCTGGTCCCATCAAGCTTCCCAACGGAACTGATCCTTCCCAGCTCAGGATGAAAGCCAAGGGCCTTGACATCCTCAGCGAACAAGGTGGTGCTCAGAACTCCCGTAGAGCACGTCAGACACGGGAAGCCGCTAGTCGCCCGCAACCTCAAAACGGTGGTGCTTTGACTCAACGTGGAGGTGCTTTGACCCAACGTGGGGGTGGTGTGACTCGTACCCGCAATGGTGGTCCTGTGGATCCCGTGCGTGTTCGGGACATGGGTAACACCCCTCCCCGCCAACTGCCTGGTCAGCGTGGTCTGCCTGGTGGAACTGGTGGTGCTGACAGTGTTCGTGCCTCTGGTGCACGCACTGGACAGCCTGGTCCTAACCGTCCTGCTCTTCCTGCTGGTAGGCCTGGTGGTTCCCTTGCTACTCGTGCAAAGGGAGCAGGCGGCGGTGGCGCTGCTGCAGCTTTTATTGCATCACTGGCAGAACCGGCTGTGTCGGCTGCAGGCCAAAGCATGGGTAAGGAGCTGGGTAAGGCTCTGATTCCGGTTGGTCGTCGTATTGATGACATGCTGCCTGGCGTCAACAGCCGCGATGAGGCTAACCGTCGTCAACGTGCCACTCCCCTTCGCCAGACAACGGCACAGGAGCGGTCACGGGCAGTCCGTCTGGAGCAGTACAACCCTCCTGCCAAGCCCAAAGCTCCTAAACCGAGCAACTCAGGCACCACAGCGACTCGCTCCTCTGGCGGTAGACAAGCTGAAGTCCGCTCCTCTGGTCGTCCTAGCTCGGCTTCCCGTCAACCAACTCAAATCGTTCGTCCTCCCAGCGCACCCAAAGCTCCCAAACAGGAACCCAAAGCTCAACCCAACCTGAACGGCGTTGGTCCGGTCAAAGACGGTGAGCTCTACTCCGACAAACTCAAGATCAGCAAAGTTGGTAGTGATGGTCCTGATCTGGAGCGTCGGCGTGCCTTCCTTGATGCCAAAGATTCCATGTCTGGCATGAAGGCTGTGAAGGCTCTGCTGGAGAAGCGTAAGAAGCGCATGGCTGAAGGCTGATTCATATAACCCTCTGAGAGGCCCCTAGAAGGCGCCAGAAGGCCTCTCTTTATCCACTTAGGTATATTCTATCATCAATGCCAGTAAAACGCCGCAGAGCGGCTCCTGGAGGGGATTCCGTTTTGGAGTCCCTTCAGAAGGACTTTAAGATCTTTCTACAAGCCTTATGGCAGCAGCTCGACCTTCCCTCCCCCACCCGTGCACAGTACGCCATTGCGGACTACTTGCAGCACGGTCCTAAACGACTACAGATCCAAGCCTTTCGAGGCGTAGGTAAATCCTGGATTACTGGTGCCTTTGTTCTGTGGACCCTGTTCAACAATCCAGAGAAGAAGATCATGATCATCTCTGCCTCGAAGGAACGGGCAGACAACATGTCGATCTTCTTGCAGAAGCTGATCATCGAAACCCCCTGGCTCATCCACCTCAGACCCAAGAGCGACGATGCCCGTTGGTCTCGAATCTCCTTTGATGTCAACTGCTCACCTCACCAGGCCCCCTCTGTCAAATCCGTGGGTATCACCGGTCAGCTCACCGGTTCACGTGCTGACCTGATGATTCTCGATGACATCGAGGTTCCTGGTAACTCCATGACCGAGATGATGCGGGAAAAGCTCCTGCAGCTCTGTACAGAAGCGGAATCCATCCTGACCCCTAAACCGGATTCACGCATCATGTACCTGGGGACACCACAGACAACCTTCACTGTCTACCGCAAACTAGCTGAACGCAACTACCGACCCTTTGTCTGGCCTGCTCGTTACCCCCGCAAGCTCTCAGCTTATGAAGGCTTGATTGCTCCTCAACTGCAAGAGGACATCGACAACGGAGCAGAGTCGTGGGACGTAACCGACCCAGACCGCTTCACTGCTGATGACCTGCTGGAGCGGGAAGCATCAATGGGTCGTAGCAACTTCATGTTGCAGTTCATGCTTGATACGAGCCTTAGTGATGCCGAGAAATTCCCCCTTAAATTCCAAGACCTCATCATTACCGCTGTTAACCCGACTCAAGCGCCGGATTCTGTTGTCTGGTGCTCTGATCCTCGTAATTGTCTCAAGGATCTGCCTACGGTTGGCTTACCGGGTGATTATTTCTACTCCCCAATGCAGCTTCAAGGAGAGTGGAGTAGCTACGATGAAACGATCTGCTCAGTGGATCCGAGCGGTCGAGGCACAGACGAAACAGCAGCGACGTTCATAAGCCAGAAGAACGGCTTCCTTTACGTCCATGAGATTCGCGCTTACCACGACGGGTACAGCGACACCACCCTTCTAGACATCCTCAGAGGCTGTAAGAAGTACAACGTCACCAAGCTGCTCATCGAAACTAACTTTGGTGATGGCATCGTTGCAGAGCTGTTCAAGAAGCACCTGCACCAGACCAAACAAAACATCGCAGTAGAAGAAGTCAGAGCCACCGTCCGAAAGGAAGACCGCATCATCGATGCCCTTGAACCGATCATGAATCAACACCGCTTGATCATTGACCGGAAGGTGGTGGAGTGGGACTACGCCTCCAACAAAGACGAAGCCCCAGAGAAACGACTCCTCTACATGCTCTTCTATCAGATGAGTCGCATGTGCCGGGAGAAGTTTGCCATCAAACACGATGACCGCCTTGACTCCCTAGCCCAAGGTGTCAAGTACTTCACCGACGCCATGGGTATCTCAGCTCAAGAGGTCGTCAACCAACGCAAACGGGACGACTGGAACGACATGCTCCAAGCCTTCCTAGACGACCCTCAACAGGCGACCAACCACCTCGTTTTGGGCTTCAACTTGGAGCAAAGACGCCAAGCACGCGGTTCCTCCAAATCCCCCGTCCCAACTTGGGTTTGACCAAGCCCTCATCATAGGGGGGAATGATAAGGGTGGAATCATCTCCCTCCGGGAGAGAGGAAGACAATCAAGCTAACTCTCTCCCCCTTTACTAATGGTCAGGCGACCATCGGGAGCGACCATTCTGTAAGTACATTCTAAACTCACAACTCCCCATCCTACGAGTACTGCAAGTAATACTGGATGATCCTGTGGGCCATTAAGAGGCCCTAGTGATCATCATGTATTAAACAGTATAACTTAGTGAGTATAACTGATTACTAATCCCACCTCTACATGAGTCATTCAGCCAAGCTTATCCACATCACTCCTAAAGCAGAAGAACTCATTGCCTATATGGCACGTGTGTCTAATCCTTCTAATCAAACCAACACTGAGACCAGTGCTAAACTGATTAAATACCTCATCAAACATAAACACTGGTCACCGTTTGAAATGGTGAACATGTGTGTAGAGATTGAGACAACAAGAAGTATTGCAGCACAGATCCTCCGGCATCGGAGCTTTAGCTTTCAAGAGTTTAGTCAGCGGTATGCCCAGCTCTACACTCCCCCTGAACTACCAGAACTGCGTAGGCAAGACACCAAGAACAGACAGAACAGCATTGATGATCTGAATATCTCTGTAGCTAGAGAGTTTGAAAAACAAATAGCCAGACACTATGCCAAGGCTTACGTCCTCTACAACGAGATGATAGAGGCTGGGGTAGCTAAGGAGTGTGCAAGAGACGTGCTTCCCCTGGCATCTCCAACCAAGCTCTACATGAATGGGTCTATTAGGTCGTGGTTACATTACTGTGACCTGAGAACCAGTAATGGTACGCAGAAGGAGCATGCTGTTATTGCTGATCAGATCATGGATATTCTCTATTTGCAAATACCGAACGTGTGTGAGGCAATGTGGGATATGGATTACAATGTCTGATGATGATGATCGTCTAAGGCGTCTACAAGACGCTCTAAAGGTTGCAGAACGTGTTGGTAATACTTTCCTTGCAGCAAACATTAGACACGCCATAAAGGAGCATCTAGGAGGGTCTGGTGAAGGAATTAAAACTAAATGAGTTTCAACAACTGTACCAACAATGGAAACGTGGGATCCCGTGGTGGGATCTTTTGTTGTTGGGAGCGTTGAAGTGGTTGGAAGAGAAGTTCATTGAGGTGCGTGTTACACGTGAAGTGGATCAAGCAATCAATGAGTATGTCGCTGTTGAACCACCGCTCCCTGATTTGATTACTCCGGTGTATACAGAGAGGCCTTCAGAGGCGTCTGTAAGCCTCCCTGAGATGCGTTTAACTGCTCCTTGGTATAAGGAGAAGGTGGAGAGTAATTGATAGCCTTGTAGGCGATTGTAGAGGGGTTAGAGATTGTGTTCGATCAGGAAGGAGACAAGGTTGCTAAGACTACGTCCTTCTACATCGCTACGGTCGAGCAACGTTTGGTACGTCTTCCAGGTGATGGTTGCTGTGATTCTGACGGGTTTCCGTGTCATAACGGGAACAACGTCGGATTTGAGCTGGTATTTGGAGGAAAATGAGGTCATCAGTTCAATCACGGTTGGACTGGTCACGGGTCAGGAGGGTGCAACCTCGCTGGCCCACCTCTATATCGTAGCAAGGTGAGAGGTATAAGACTCAGGGTGATGCAGATATGGCTCAATATCCGACAAAAATTTGTGAAGGGTATTACCGCTATCGCAGGGCCGCAATTCCCCCGTGGTGGGGGTGCCTGATGCCGCGCTAGATGTACAGTCTGGGCGAAAACACTAGGGGTTTGGTCGATTCGGCAGGGATACTAGCGTTGCCTTATTGAGAATGACTCGCAACAAGCCCGCTTGATTCTCTTGCTATCTGTAGCGACTCTCCCATGCTGTATCAGTACTGCATCAATGCTGCAGTGTGCCGCTTTACGAAGTGTAACTGCTCCATTGCCGTATCAGTACTGCTATGGATAAGATGACCGCAAGCACCTCGACAACAGAATAGGGGCAGGCGGCGATCACCCGATGGTGTGGTGATCAGGCGGGCGATGGCGATCGCTTTAAACAGACGCGATGGCTAGCCACCATCAGCCGAGCCCATACACTCCCACGCGCACCTAATCACAAGGTCGCAGCACAATTGAATAGCTACAGTTTACCTATCCACTCGCTTTTTAAACACAATGGACACACTCAACCTGCGGCTGACACTTGATCAAGACACACCGATTGATGAGTACTTAATGGATGGCATCATCTCTGAAGTATTTCCTCAGGATGACGGCACGTTTCAGGTGATCATCAAGGATGCAGACGAATCACTTTTAGAGTCACTCAATCCTGATGATCTCGTTGAGTTCTTTGGCATTGACTCTGAGTTTGTTATCGCTGTCGAAGTTCTTGAGTTTGCCTAACCTATCCACTCACTTTCTAGACAACCAATCATGGCCAAACCTAAAGGTTTCATTATTGATCGCGGCCTATCACCAATTGATGGCCAACCTTATGTAGCAATCCTAACTCTCAAGAGCAGCAATAGAAAGACCGGCAACATGGCCCAGGTCTGGATATTGTGCGAGAACATTAATCCTGTGGAAGCTGTCAAGACTGGCAAGGATGCCACGATCTGCGGCGACTGCCCACACCGTAAACAATCAAACGGCAAACGTTCTTGTTATGTCAACGTTGGGCAAGGTCCTAACAGTATTTACAAGGCATACAAGCGGGGATTGTATCAGGAACTAAGTTATGTAGGTTGCAAGGACCTACCATCTAACGGTTCTTTCTATTCAATCATCGAATCAGAACTAAAGGGTAAGCGTATCCGTTGGGGTGCGTATGGTGATCCTAGTGTGATCAACCCGCAAGTTGTAACCCTATTCAACAGTTACACTCAGGGACACACTGGATATACTCACCAATGGCGCAAGGACTTTGCCGAACCTTTTAAGGGTATTTTCCAGGCATCATGCGATGGCTTCAGAGATTATCTGGACGCAACAGCGCATGGCTGGAAGACGTTTACTGTTGTTCGCAAAGATGCAATCGTTAAGTATGCCAAGCAATGCCCCGCAACTGTTGAAAATAGTGTGGCCCAATGTTCAACTTGCAAGTTGTGCGATGGTGCTAGGACTGATATTTTTGTCGCTGCTCATGGGAGCGGTGCAAAGTACGTAGTCGCTGCCTAACCTATCCACTCACTTAGGTGTTTAACAATGTTTTTCGTCTCTCTTTCACAGGCACCGCAGCTCACAATCCAGCACGCCAACTTTGCAGGACCGTTCAAAAATCAGAAAGATGCACAAACCTATGCAACATCTGCCAATCAAAGGTATGCACAACGGGGCATCCCTCACTGGGTTGCATCCTTCCAGGTAACCACATAACCAACGACCCTGGTTAACTACCAGGGTTTTTCTTTCCCCAACTGTTCACAATCACACAAGGACGCAGTCCAATGATCAACATTCAAACTGATCTACTTTCCTTGTCTCCTAGTGTTCTATCAAAGATGTCGCGTTCAAACCTAGAACGTATTGCAATAGAAGGAACAACAGAACAAAAGGACTCACTCATTGCCTGGGGTTATAGCGCTCTCCCTGCATTCTTCTTTGAAGATCTTTATTTCATGGCCACAGGTCAAGAATGGGAGCAAGACTAACACCCATAAAACACAATGACTCACCAAACCGTAACTGTTCTAGCTAAGTCAAACAAAGCCAAGAACAGGCTCGCTAATTGCATGGACGGGGATCACCGTTGCATTGTTGAACAACACAGCAACGGCAAACTGTTTCTTGCAAGTGTTAACCGTAACTACTTTTTCTGGGTTGAACCCAACGACCAACATTGGAACGTTATTCAATGAACCACCCTTACATGGATCCCAATGATGCACCCTGGACCGATGAATTCAGGGACTCACACAAACCACTGTGGCTAGAAGATGATGAATCTGACGATCTAATCTTTGAAGATGCATTGTATGGGGTTGTCTGATCACCCCTGCAAATACTCAAGGGCTGCTGTTCATCAGCAGCTTTTTTAGTGCCTAATGTTCACAATCACCACAAGGACGCACCCTGTATGAAAGCAACTGGTCGCAAAGTAGGGCCGCAGCGCAGCAGCCTATTTGCCACACGCAAACGTCCACCAAAGCGGCAAACATTCCCGGAATGGATGTTGACTCAAGAACTAAAGAGGATTGAGGAGGCTAAGCGTAAGGGGCACAGACAATGAGTGACAGTGCTAATCAAGTCGCACTCTATGTCACCCGTGAACAGTTGAACTTGATTCGCAACACCTTGTTGTTTCGCAGTTGTTATGGTCCCACGGCACATGGTGCTGAGGTGTGGAAACCCTACATGCAGGATCTACTGCACCAAGTAGAGCAAACTCTTGCAAAAGCTGAACGCACCTCGCCCTAATCAATTCCACCAACTTACACACATGGACGAGATCAAATCAGAAGACTGGTTGTTGCTTAACGCAGTCGAATGTTGGTTGTATTACTTCCCTGAGCATAAGTATACAGCGCAGTACAAAGAGCTGCGGCAAAAGATGCTGGCACTGATGAAGGAAGAACCCACACCAACTGAGACAAAACCAGTCACACGTACACCACGCAAACCCAAACCTACCAAGGATACCCCCTAAACATGCTCACTGCTTCACACCACCCGTTGCATGTGTACGCCGTCACATTGGGTTCAGGTACTAGATACTTGCTAGCACCCAATTCTGAGGACGCTGCTTGGGCTGCATTGGAATTGTCCCATGAACGTAACGATAAACTTATCAACGTAAGGATACACGATGAGTGGGAATAAAAAGTACTTTCCTAACAACTGGCAGAACTACAAAGACGCACCTGATGACATGTTTCTCCCTCATACCTTTGATGAGGTGATGGAATGGAAGCTTTGTAATTGGGAGCTTCCCTCATCGGTTTGTTGCATCATTCGTTCCCAGAATAACAAGACTGGCAAGGTAAAAGAATACATTTACCAACGCCACAAGGACGCACAGAAAAAGGTATACGAGTTACTCCATACACCCGACATTGAGATTCTTGTTTGTGACCACGACTCCATTCATCAGCTCATCACAGAAGGCATTGATGAGTAGTTCGACCTATGAACGCAGGCTGCAGCAGCTCATCCACTCCGTTATGCATCACCCGCATAAATGGGAGCTCACTGCTTTGATGCAAGAGCAGCTGGCGGATGATACATTTGTCCTAGCTACGGAGGCTTAGTGACGTTGTTTGCTGCAGGACCGCTGTATATCGGTCTCACATCAGAAGCATTTTGGGATCTTTGGGTCGAACGAGACACGGTATGTGTCCACTTGGGCATTCTTTGTTTAGAATGGGAATGTCGCAGACGCTCACGTGGATCCACTCCGCCATCAACTCACCAACCCACAGATCGAGCGGCTGCTCAAGGTCATCCAACTGATGCGGTTGCTTGACCGGGAGGTGCCAGGCCAGGTGATGGCAACGTTTCTCTACGTTGCGAGTCACAACAACTGCCACAAACAAGCGATGGAAGAAGAACTCGACTTCAGCACCGCTTCCGGCAGTCGCAACACGGACTGGCTCTCCAAAATCCACCGGCTGAACAAGCCGGGCATGGACCTGATCACCAAGGAGGTGGACCCAACCAACCGACGCAGACAACTTCTTAAGCTCACTCCCAAAGGTGAGCAAATGGTCAAACAAATCGAGGAGCTTCTGTATGGAGATTAAAACGTGGGGTGCAGCCATGGACTACACCTTCTCCACACGTCACACCTGGCGCCACGGCAATGGCAAAAAAACAGCGATGATCAATTGCAACCACTTCACCCGGTTGCGAGGTTCGTCGTTCCCCATTGCCAAGATCAACCAACCCAACGTCACCCAGGTCTCGATTGAACTGGAGGACGAAGGCAAGAGCGATGCCACGATCAACCGTGTCGTCAGCGCTGTCAGCACGGTGCTCAACCACTGTGCGTTTGATGGTTTGATTGGGACGCCACCAAAATTCAGGCGGCGCAAGGAAAACGAAGGTCGGGTTCTTTACTACACCAAAGAGGAGGTGGATCGTCTCGCATACTTGTCCACGGACGTATTCATGCGAGAGGATCTGCGCGACATCATCACCTTTGCAGCCTTCACGGGCATGCGCCAAGGTGAAATTCTGAAGTTGCGTTGCAAGGACGTGGACTGGATCAGCAACCGGGTGCTGGTCGGTGGAGAAGAGGTCGTGAAAACCAAGGCTGGCAACTTTCGTGCCATCCCGATTCACGAGCGCATCGCCCCGATCCTGCAAGCGCGTTGTTCACAATCACGCAGCCACGTGCGCCTGTTTGGGGATGAGTGGCGTGACAAGGATCAACTCTTGCGAGCGTTTCGCAAAGTTAACAAACTGATACCAAAGGATGAGAACTACGTGTTCCACACCCTGCGGCACAGCTTTGCCACCTGGCACGCCGAAGCGGGGACACCGATCCGCACGCTGATGGCCCTGATGGGACATAAGCGAATCGAAACCACGTTACGTTATGCAAAGGCCACCGATTCGGCCCTGACCGAAGCCATGGCTGCCATCTAGGCGCGACTACAACCCCCTGTGCTACGGTCTATTCGTCGCTTGAAAGCGGCCCATCTCAGCGAGTCCAATCGCTGGAATCCCCACGCGGATGTGGCGGAATTGGTAGACGCGCTAGTTTCAGGTTCGCTCGTCTAAAAGCAATCGTACGTGGACAGGTCACCTCGAAAGGGGTGGCCTTCTTTTTGTTGCAACGTGTCCACATTTGTACAGGTCTAAGGACCGGTTCTAGCGACGTTTCTCAACCACTTAGTGCTTATGCCCACACCCGCTCAAATCGAAGAGCAGATCCAACTGGAACGGGAGCAAATCAGGCAGGGGCTCCAAAAGCTGCACGAGAACACCAGGCAGATGGAAGAGCGCTCCTATGCCAGCGCCTCGATCTATGGGGTGTCGTCTGTCGAGACCCTGATCCCGCTCGTGGCTGAACGGATCAACGCCACCAATGACCGCATCCACCAACGCCACATCGGCAGAGCGTTCAAAGAGATCCACCAGTTCCTGGCCCCCCTGGAAGCGGAAGCTGCTGCTGCCATTGCCTGCAAGGTGCTGTTCGACAAGGTGTTCAGCGTCAAGCCGGTCAACGCCCAGGTGCCCAAGGTGACCGAGGCCATCGGCCATGCGATCGAGGACGAGTGCATGCTGCGGCACTACGAGACCAACGTGCCGGGCCTGCTGCGGGTGCTGCAGGAGAACTACTGGCACCGGGCCATCGGCACCCAGCAGAAAGTCAAGGTGATCAAGACCCTGATGAACCGTTACGACGTGCCCCACTGGGATACCTGGGGCAGCCGCAACAAGATCCAATTGGGGGGATGGTTGCTGGAGTGCATCTGCGAGGTCTCCCACTGGTTCATGGTCGAGATGCGCTACGAGGGAAAGAAGCGGCAGAACTACGTCGTTCCCACCCCTGAGTTCCTACAGGTCAAGGATGAGGTGATGGCCCAGGCGGAGCTGTTCAGCCCCCTGGCCTGGCCGATGCTGGTCGAGCCCAACGACTGGACCAATGACCGGGCCGGTGGCTACCTGCTGAACGAGGTGATGCGGGGGCACCACATGGTGCGGCGGGGCAAGCCCTCATCTATACAGGGAGAAACACCAATCGCCTTTCTGAACAAGATTCAGAAGGTGGCCTACTGCCTCAACCCCTTCATTGTCGAGGTCGCTGAGACCTTGCTGGAGAAGCAGGTGGCGGTGGGTAAGTTTCTTCCCATTGTCGAGATGCCGCTGCCGCCCAAACCGGTGGACATAGCGGAGAATTTCGACAGCCGCAAGGACTACAGGCGCCGGGCTGCTGAGGTGATGAACCTCAATGCTCAGGCGTTTCGTAAATCCTGCCGCACCCGCATGACCATGAATGCGGTGGAGATCTTTAAGAATCGAGAGAAGTTCTATGTCCCTTGGTCGTTTGACTACAGGGGTAGGGCTTATCCAATTCCAGCCTTCCTCACTCCCCAAGACACAGACTTTGGAAAGAGTCTGCTGCGCTTTTATGAGGAGTCGTACATGACTTCCGATGCGGAGGAGTGGGTGGCCTTTCAGGTCGCCACCACCTATGGTCTCGACAAAGCAACGATGGATGAGCGTCTGTCGTGGACGCTTCACAATCATCAACTCATCAGCCGCATCGCTACCGACCCGATCGGAACAATCAGCGAATGGGAAGCTGCCGAAGAACCTTGGCAGTTCCTGGCAGCTTGTGAGGAGTACTACCACTGTGTGATCAAGCGCGATCGTCACCACACAGGCTTGATGGTGGCTTCTGATGCCACGTGTTCAGGTCTGCAGATCCTCGCTGGATTGGCCCGTGATGCCTCTACAGCACGCCTTGTGAACGTCTTGCCTAGTGATAGACCCCAAGACGCTTACAAGGTCATTGCAGAGGCTGCTAGGCCCCATGTACCAGAGACGGTGCAGCCACACATGGATCGCAAGGTGACCAAGCGCACCGTGATGACCGTTCCTTACAACGCCAAACCGTTCTCCAATCGCAGTTACATCCGTGAGGCGTTGAAGGAGAAGGGCGTCGAGATTGAAAAAGACGATCTCACTGCCACCGTCAATGCCGTCAGAGATGCGATGAACCTCATCGTTCCGGGTCCGATGCAAGTCATGCATTGGATTGAACGGGAGGTGGCTGAATCGATTAACAACGGCGCCCAGGAGCTGGAGTGGACGACACCATCAGGGTTTGTCGTCACTCAGAAGCTGATGAAGCGCAACATCAAACGGATCGAGCTACAACTGCTCGGTCGCTGTCAGGTGCAAGTGGCTGAGGGGGATACGGATCAAGTTGATCTGAATCACCACAAGAATGCTACTGCTCCCAATCTAATTCACAGCCTTGATGCATCGTTGTTGCACCTGGCAACGCTTCGTTTCAATGCACCGATTGCGTTGATTCATGACTCTGTGCTCTGCAGGGCTACAGACATGGGAATCCTATCCACTTTGGTACGGGAAGCCTACATGTATTTGTTTGCAGAGCATGACTATCTCAAAGACTGGGCTAATCAAATCGGAGCCCAATCTGAACCGCCGATCATTGGAGACCTCAAGCCGGAATCCGTGATTGAATCCACCTATTTCTTTTGCTAAATGGCACAAACAATGCATGTCACCCAACAGCCTGTGGTCCTTGAGGGCTATCAAGCTGTGATGCGCCCGTCGAACTTTGGTTACTCGTTGAGTGCCATCATCGATGATGAAGCTCTGATCGAACGCCTGGAGAGCGAGCGAGACGAACTGCTCAAATGGTGTGAATCGAAACTGAAGAACCCCAAGCGCTCCACCCTCAAGCCTGAACCGTGGGAGGAGGTGTCGACGGGGAAGTACAAAGTGAAGTTCAGCTGGAATGACGCCACTCGCCCGCCTATGGTCGACTCAGAAGGCACCCCGATCACGGATGAGTCGACGCCGATCTACAGCGGTGCAACTGTCAAACTGGCATTCCGACAGAAGCCCTATGTGCTGAAGGACAACGTCACCTATGGCAGCTCACTCAAGCTGAGCGGCATTCAGTTGATCTCGTTGTCGACTAAGGCTGGTGTGGACACCGGTGATCTGGATGAAACCGAGGTGGCTGCCCTGTTTGGTCAGACCAAGGGGTACATCGCCAGCGAGCCGAATGTGACGCTCAACGCATCCACTAAGGATGAAGACGAAGACTTTTGAGTGAATGAAGTTTCGTTCAGGCTTGGAAGAGCAGGTCGCTGATCTGCTCACCAGCTTGAAGGTGAAGTTTGAATATGAATCGACCAAGGTTCCGTACATCCTGCAGTGCAACTACACGCCTGACTTCCTGCTACCGAATGGCATCTACTTAGAGACCAAGGGCAGGCTGACCACTGAGGATCGACGCAAGATGATCGAAGTCAAGAAGAGCAATCCAGACTTAGATATTCGCTTCGTCTTTCAAGCACCATATAACAAGATCAACAAAGGCTCCAAAACCACCTATGCAGCCTGGGCTGAGAAGCACGGGTTTATGTGGTGTGCATTCCACTCCATCCCAATCACATGGCTAACGTAAGCAACTACTACGGCACTCCTGAATATTATGCCGAGCATTTCTTTCAGGACTTTGTGGCTGATGCCCAGGCTGATTCTCCTGAGTATGGCGACAACCTAGTCAAAGGTTTTCTACTGGCTCTCAAAGATTGGTGTGAATACCACAAAGGTCAAGTCAATGAGTACGAACGACTGCACGAGCGAGTTCGTCAGGCACTTGCCTTGTGAGCATTGTGGATCATCGGATGGCAACTCGTTGTACTCCGATGGTCACACCTATTGCTATGTCTGCAACACCTACGACAACCCCGAAGAAGTTGTTCACAATCACAAAATGTCGGCCAATGTCAGAATCCAAGGAAATGCCGAGCGTCTACCCAAAAGACGCATCTCAGAAAAGACCTGTCAAAAGTACAAAATCCACCGCGACGGAGACATTCTACGGTTCTATTATTTCGACAGCACTGGAATCATTAAAGGCTGCAAAGTAAAGACTAAGCAGAAAGATTTCAGTTATGAAGGCGAAGTCCCTGGAACCCTCTTTGGACAACATTTGTTTCCCTCCACTGGACGGAGAGTGGTCATTACAGAAGGCGAGCTCGATGCGGCTTCATGTTACGAAGCTATGTCGGGGTGGCCGATGGTCTCTTTACCTAGCGGTGCCGCAGCGGCCAAGAAGTCGATTCAACGGGCTCTCCCCTGGCTTCAGGGTTATGAGGAGATTGTCCTGTTCTTCGACAATGACGACGCAGGCCGTAAAGCAACGGAGGAGGCAGCAAGCGTACTGCCACCGGGCAAGGTCAAGATTGCTCACCTACAAGGCGATTACAAAGATGCGTCTGACGCCCTCTCTGCCAATGACGCTGAAGCGGTTTGTCGCGCTATTTGGGACGCAAAACCTTATCGTCCAGATGGGATCGTTGAAGGCTCTTCTCTCTTAGAGCTAGTAACCACACCAACACCACCTGCCGATCATGACTACCCATACAGGGGTTTACAAGATAAATTTCACGGGATCAGATACGGGGAGCTTGTTTCAATTACTGCAGGGAGTGGCATTGGCAAATCCTCATTCTGTAGAGAGTTGGCAACTCACGTTCTCAGTGCCGGAGAACGAGTTGGATATCTGGCTCTCGAAGAGTCCAATCGTCGCACAGCTCTCGGACTGATGTCCGTAGGAGTTGGTCAAAACCTTTACATGGGCACACATGAAAGATCTACTCTCACCGAAGCTTATCAAGCAACTCTTGCTAACTGGAATCTCTTTCTTTTCGATGGCTTTGGTTCTTATGATCCTGATCTCATCTACAACAGAATTGAGTACCTGGCAGCAGGTCTTGATGCGAGGGTCATCTTTCTAGATCACCTCTCGATACTGCTCAGTGGTCTTGATGGTGATGAAAGGCGCATGATCGACACCACCATGACCAAGCTCCGGTCGTTGGTTGAGCGGACTGGTGTGGCGATGTTCCTTGTATCACACCTCAGACGTACAGCTAATGACAAGAATCACGAAGAAGGAGCTCGGGTCACTCTTGGGCAGCTCAGGGGAAGTGCAGCAATTGCACAACTCTCTGACGGAGTTATTGCACTTGAGCGAAACCAACAGTCCTCATCTGAGGGAAATAGCACGACAGTGCGAGTCCTTAAGAATCGGTATTCAGGCGAAGTTGGCGTCGCTTGCAAGCTGAGCTACGACCTATCCACTTGTAAGTTTATTGAAAGTGAAGCCGAAGAAGAATTCGACGCAAACCCAGATTTCTGACCAGCCATGGGTTGACTGCCCTGATCCTTGGAATCTTCAAGGAAGACTGCCTATGAAACCTGTTTGGAGAGATCCTGATAAAGCTAAAGAGCGTTGGGATCGAGCATTCAACTATTTGGCACAGTTAGAACGTCCAAAACCTCCTACAGCAGAAGCTATTGCTAAAGCCCAATTCAAAGACAAGACCTTTGTTTGGGTAGGTAAATGACTGACCTCTCCCCCGCCGCGCAACAAGTGTTCTGGGACTTCAACCGAGCTGCCAGTGGCAAGCCGGATGATTGGCACTACCTGCCTGCCATCGCTGCTGCCCTGCGAGCTGCTGCAATTGATAAAGATAAGCAGATAGACGTTCCATTTTCAACCATTAACCAATGGGAACAAATAAGAGGAAGAACACTGTCTTACTGGACTGCAGCACAGTGGGGATACACAAAGGCAATGAATGAGATTCTCGCCATAGCCGCCGAGCTGGAGGGAGCCAATGGCTGACCTCTCAGCGGCTGCGCAGGCGGTGCTGGATGCCTTCGGCAAGTACCCATTGCATGGTGATCACATAGCCGAAAACTTGATGCACGGCGCCCTCCCCGCCGCCCTGCGAGCTGCTGCGGATCAGGTGGTGCCAATCCAGCGGCTGACCTATTACTCATGCTGTGATGTTCACGCAGCAGCCAAACGCGCCGTGCTCCTTGCAATCGCCAACGAGCTGGAGATTCAATGAACCTTGTCTTCGATATCGAAACAAACGGTCTCTACAATGATGTTACCTGTATCCACTGTATTGGTATCTACGATCTCGATACCAAGGAGACGCTTGTCTTCAATGATACGGGTAATGCTCAGCCAATCACAAAGGGTGTTCAGCTCCTTGAAGACGCCTCTGCAATTATTGGGCATAACATCATTGGCTATGACCTGCCTGTAATCAAGAAACTGTACCCATGGTTTGCACCTAGCGGACTTGTGATAGACACACTGATCCTAAGCCGGTTGTACTTCGCCAACCGTCTTGATCTAGACAACCTAGACAAACGAAAGCTGAAGCAGATGCCATTGCAGCTGTATGGCAGGCACTCTCTTGAATCGTACGGTTATCGCTTAGGTGAGTACAAAGGATCCTTTAGCAAGTCCACTGACTGGAGGAATTGGTCAGAGGAGATGCAGGATTACATGATTCAAGACGTAAAAGTTACCACAAAACTATGGACACATTTCCAACCCTACCTGACTGGGTCTCGTTAGAGCACGAGGTAGCAAGGATACTTACAGATCAAGAGATACATGGATGGTACTTTGATGAGCCTGCTGCATGGGAACTTGAATCAACTCTCAGACGTGAGCTTGAAAGTCTTAGTCAAGTACTTCGAGACAGGCACCCTTTCGTTGCAGGAACAATCTTTAATCCAAAACGACCTAATAAAACACAAGGGTATTTCGCAGGGTGTGAGTCAACTCGTCTGAAAGAACTGAACCCTACAAGCAGAGATCACATTGCTTGGGTCATGCAGACCTTCTATGACTGGAAGCCTACTGAATTCACAGATAAAGGTAAGCCAGTCATTGACGAAGTAGTCCTCAAAGACATTGGGAGCCCAATCGCCTTGGACTTCTTTCGCTGCTTGGAATTGACAAAGCAGCTTGGGATGTTAACTGAAGGAGTCAACGCATGGCTCAAGCTAGTGACTAAGAACAGGATTCATCATCACTGTTCGGTTTCAACTAACACTAATAGATGCGCACACAGAAAGCCAAACCTAGGTCAAGTGCCAAGTGAACTTGAATTTAGAAAGCTATTTCGAGCTAGCCCTGGTCTTGTCATGGTTGGTGCTGACCTCGCAGGTATTGAACTGCGGATGCTTGGACATTACCTGGCTCGATATGATCGAGGCCGGTACGCAGATGTTCTTCTCAACGGGGACATTCACCAAGAGAACGCAGACAAGATCGGAATCAGTAGACGCTTAGTGAAGACAGTTACGTATGCATTCCTGTACGGTGCTGGTGACAAGAAGATCGGACTTAGCTACGACCCACAACTCACTGATGATAAAGCAATTGCAAAGGGTAAGGAGATCCGCCAGGCATACATGGATGCAATTCCAGGTTTGCAGAAACTGGTTGAGGCGGTTAAGCGTAAGGCGAAAAACGATAAGCACATCTGCGCTGTTGACGGTCGCCGCATTGCTTGTGATGTACCTCACAAAGCTCTGAACTACCTCCTCCAGGGGTCAGCCGCCTGCATTGCAAAGCGTTGGATGGTGATCACCAACGAGACCATGAAAGAGGCAAACATCAAGGCAAATCAATTGGCGTTTGTCCATGACGAGCTCCAGTTTGAGTGCGAAGAATCATATGCGCAGGATCTCAAATTTACCTTGTGCTGGGCAGCTCAGTCTGCTGGAGAGCATTACAACCTTAGAGTCCCAATTGCAGCAGAAGCTAAGCAAGGATTCAACTGGGCCGAAGTCCACTAAGAAATGCAGGCTGTGTGGTGTTGATAAACCATACAGTGAGTTTCACAAGAAGAGAAGCGATCTAGATAGGCATGACTCACGATGCAAGCAATGCTGTCGTGTCTATCAATCAGTTCTAAAGCAAGTCAAGATCGACGCTCCAAACAAGCCAGACATTTGTCAATGTTGTGGGAAAGCTACAACAAAGCTGGTCGTTGATCACTGCCACGAATCCAACGCATTCCGTGGATGGATCTGCGGAGAATGCAATACATCGATAGGGAAGCTTGGAGACAACCTAGCAGGGATTCTTAAAGCTGCGCTATACCTTTCATTAAATACGAATGCCACCCAAGAACAAATCTAAAACCCAGCTCGCACTTAAGAAGTTCCAATCACGAGCAAAGTTTAAGCACACCCATCAAGGCAATGGAAAAAGGAGCCTTCCTTCTCACGGGCGAAAACTTCGAGTGGGGCAAGGTAAATGACACTGCTGATTGATGCAGACTTCATTGTCTACAAATGCTGCGCTGCTAACGAGACAGAGATTGATTGGGGCGATGACGTAATCACAGTCACAAGCCGATTCACTGAGGCTTATGACATGGTCGAGCGGGAACTTTACAACATAGCTAATGACATCGGTTGTTTCGACGATTCTATTCTTTTCTTCTCTGATTCTGCTAATTTCCGCAAAGCTATCTCAGCCAGCTACAAAGGTCACCGTAACAGGAAAAAGCCCTGTGGATACCGTCGAGTAATCAACAAGCTAAAGGAGAACAACCAAGTCATCGTGATGCCATATCTAGAGGCAGACGATGCTATTGGTATTCATGCTACGCAATACCCAGGGAACATCATTTGTTCACCTGATAAAGACATGAGGCAGATCCCTGGTGAACTCTTTGACCTATCCACTGAAGTGGTTGAGATCACAAAAGAGATGGGTGACCGATGGCACCTTATTCAAACTATGGCTGGTGATCAGACTGATGGATACTCTGGTGTGCCGGGAATCGGAATCAAAAGAGCTGTAGCTCTGCTGGATGAGCACGGAGATAACTGGGAGACAGTCGTCAACGCATTCAAAGAGAAAGACCTTGGTGTGGAAGAAGCTCTTCTCAATGCACGCCTAGCCAAGATCTTACAAGTAGAGAACTATGACTTTTCTGAACAAGCAGTTCGACTCTGGGAACCTCCCGCCTCCTCCAGTGCTGGAGCTGACGATGGAGCAGCAGTTCAAGCTACGACAGATTGAAGATGCGCTGAACAATCCTTCTACAAATAAGAAGGACATCATCACTGTCTTCATGGCTTTGCAACGCCAAAGCTTCTGCATCACCAATACCCTGAACAACCTTCTAAAACATTGGCCCAAGACAACCAACCCATCATCGGCCCAAAATATTATCGACGCGGACAGATTGAAGTTTGGGACTTCATCCGAGACCAAGGACTGAATTACCACCTGGGTAATGCCATCAAATATGTCTGCCGTGCAGGCCACAAGGAAAGCAAGATAAGTGACCTGACCAAAGCAATCCACTACTTACAGAATGAACTCCAGAACGAAATCCTTTCTGAGCGAACAAGCAAAGGAGTTTCGGAAAAGTTTCCGGGTCAACAACAGTACGAGCAAAGTTTCACGGACTGGTCAGACGAATTTGATCGTTGAGGAATTTAAGGAATTCCTGGAAGCTGAAAACGATATGTACTTGATGGGGGCAAAGGACAAAGCACATTGCCTCAAAGAACTTGCAGATCTGGTATACGTCTGTTACCAGTATGCAGAAAATATGAATTGGGATCTTGATGAAGCTCTCGATAGGGTTCATCAAAGCAACATGACCAAGCTTGATGAGGATGGCAAGCCCCTCTATCGAGAAGACGGAAAAGTTCTCAAGGGACCTAATTACCAACCACCTAATCTCTTAGATCTTGTTTAATATGTCGACCACTACAAAAGAACTCATTGCCCGTACTGGGCGTGTGCAGTCATGGATTGACGACCCCACCTCCCGCCTGCCTGTCTCCTGCACTGTCTTTGTGGTGGAGGACACTATGGAGGGACCAAATGGAATTGAAGCATCCTGGCGTTTTGTTTCCCACGCTCTCCGCTACGGAGCTGGCGTGGCTGTCCATCTATCCAAGCTCCGACCGAAAGGCGATGAGAATGGCAAGGGACTTGTGGCATCAGGCCCGGTCTCCTTTGCCAAGATCTACTCAACCCTCAACGAAATCCTGAGGCGTGGTGGGATCTACAAGAATGGTGCAGTCGTCTGCCACCTTGACCTTAACCACCCCGATGTCCTTGACTTCATCACAGCCAGCAGGTCTGAGCTGCCATGGGTAAAGCGATGCGTCAACATCAACCCCCACTGGTGGGCTGAAGCCTCAGCAGAGGTGAAGGAGAGCCTGCTCCAGGGAATTAAGCAAGGGGATATCTGGCTCAACAAAACCAAGGTAGATAAGGATGGCAAACGGATTCGAGGCAATGTCTGCCTTGAGGTCTACCTGCCCTCCAGGGGCACCTGCCTGCTGCAACACGTCAACCTTGGACAATGTGAAATCGAAGATATCGTTCCAGCATTTATTGATGGAATGGCACAACTATGTGAACTCCACGCAAAGACTGGTGTTGGAAACACAGGTGAATATCTTGCTCCTGAAACGGACCGACAAGTTGGCTTGGGCCTGCTGGGTCTTGCCAACCTACTTCGACGTTATAATGTAACTTACAAAGAGTTTGGTGAAGCTCTTGAGAAGCTGAATAAGAATCTTTCTCATGAAGCCTCACCTGCTACCAAGATTGCCCATGAGCTGTCGCTAGCCATTCACAGCGCAGCCAAGGTGGCCCGTGCCAACAACATGGACCGTGCCTTTGCAATCGCTCCTACTGCGTCCTGTAGCTACCGGTACACCGACCTGGATGGGTACACCACATGTCCCGAGATTGCTCCCCCAATCGCCCGTAACGTCGATCGTGACAGTGGCACCTTTGGTGTGCAGAGCTTTGACTACGGTCCGGTCGAGATCGCTTCTGAGGTGGGCTGGGATGCCTACTTCAAAGTGGCTAACGGTATCGTCCAACTTCTCGATTCCACGTCTCTTCTCCACGGCTATAGCTTTAACTCGTGGAGCGATGTGATGGTGTACGACGAAGCCTTTATTGAAGAGTGGCTGCAATCACCGCAAACCTCTCTTTACTACTCACTTCAGGTCATGGGGGATACGCAGGATAAGAGCAATGCATACGCTGCATTGGACGAGTCAGACGTAGATGCCTACCTGGAGTCTTTGTTGAATGACCCTGCTCCTGATTGCAACTGTGGCGAATAAAAACTGAAATGAACCCATACGAAAAACTTCTATCACGTAAACGAACTTGGACTCCTGTCCAGACAACTGCAGGCGAGCTAGCTGAAGGAGCGGAGGAAACCATCTATCGTGCTCTCGCTATTCGCCATATGGAACTACCAGTTGGTGAATTCATTGAGGAGGCATTGAAAGGTGAAGTACCAGAGAGCTCAGTATCTCTTCTGCGATCGAATATCAAGGATGAAGAGAAGCATGATCTTGCACTCTCTTACATCGCCAACGCTATCGGCACTGATGAGAAAGCTGAAGCCGAAGCGCTCCGTCTCAGGGACGCCTGGGTTGCTCATCCAGATCACACGGTCCTCAAGGCAATGGTGGCCGAGCGTGCAATTTTCTTTGTGCTCCTGCCGTTCTTCCGCTTTAACGGTGATGCAGGTCTACGAACAGTATCCGCTGACATCAGCCGTGATGAGCAGGTGCACGTAGCTTGCAACAGTCTGATTTGCCGGGAGCTGAATCTGAAGGTCAGTCCTTCTCTGGACAAACTCCGTAAAGCAACCATCAACTGGATTATGGAACCGCTGTCCAGCAGCAACCCCAACAAGTATCTGAACAAAAAATTTTGGCTGGATTCGAGTGACTCGTTGATGTATTCAGGAAAGGCTGAGGGCCTTATTGAGACACAACGTGCTCGAATGCCTGCCTTCTTTGAACATGCAAATACGAACCTCCCACAGTACGCTTAACTTAGGGCTGACTGTGGAACGTCTTCTAGAAGAACTAGAAGATCTCTACCCAAACTTTACACCACAACCTGACAACAGTATCGAGCACATCATGTATCGAGCTGGTCAACGCAGTGTTGTGGACTACATCAAATCAAAACTCGAAGAGGACGATTAACCATGTGTGGTGGTGATGGCGGGGCTGGTGCTGCAAGGGCAGCAGCAGCTCAACAAGCAGCAGAATACGAACGTCAGCTTGCAACAGTAGAGGCACAAAACCGAACCACTGTTGAAGCGATGAAGAAGCAATACACTCCTGCTCCTGTGGATACAATGGCAACTGTCAGCGGTAACTATCAAGGCGGAGTGGAAACGAATAAGAGCCGTAAGCGTGAAACGTTTGCAGTCAACAAAGGTACTAACTCTCTGAAGATTCCCCTCAATAGTGGGTCTACTTCTTCGGGTAATTCGATCAATCTTGGATAAGTAAATGACAGCACGTAGCAGGTACGATGCGCTATCTAGCTACCGTTCTCAATTTCTTGACACAGCAGTTCGGTGTTCCGAGCTCACCCTTCCTTACCTCATCCAACGTGATGAAACAAGGGTTACACACCAGAATCTAATTCAGCCTTGGCAATCCGTAGGAGCAAAGGCGGTAGTTACTTTGGCAGCAAAGCTGATGCTGTCACTACTGCCGCCTCAAACTACGTTCTTCAAACTTCAAGTTCGAGATGACAAGCTTGGCACTGAGTTGCCAGCACAAGTCCGTTCAGAGCTTGACCTGAGCTTTGCCAAGATGGAGCGGATGGTGATGGATTCTATTGCTGCTTCCAGCGATAGGGTCACTGTTCATCAAGCTCTTAAGCATTTGGTCGTTGGTGGTAACGCCTTGATCTTCATGGGTAAGGAAGGTCTGAAGCACTACCCACTGAACAGGTACGTCGTAGAAAGAGATGGTAACGGTCAAGTAATAGAGATCGTAACGAAAGAACTGATTAACAAGAAGCTGCTTCCAACAGCTATCTCTGAGTCATTGGATCGGTCACCCAACCCATCCATGAACAACACCAGCACGTTGAACGGTGATGACGTTGAGGTCTTTACTCACGTCAAGCTGGACAACAACCGCTGGATCTGGCACCAGGAAGTCTTCGACAAGCGGATCCCTGGCACTGAGAGCAAGGCTCCTAAGGAAGCCTCACCTTGGTTGGTCCTTCGCTTCAATTCGGTTGATGGAGAGAACTACGGAAGGGGACGAGTTGAGGAGTTCCTTGGTGATCTGAGGTCTCTCAATGCACTCGCTCAGGCCCTCACAGAAGGCTCTGCAGCAGCCGCAAAAGTCGTCTTTGTGGTATCCCCCTCAAGTACGACTAAACCCCAGACGCTGGCCCAGGCAGGCAACGGAGCGATCGTTCAGGGAAGGCCTGAGGATATCGGTGTGATTCAAGTTGGTAAGACTGCTGACTTCAGTACAGCTGCCAACATGATTGCCACGCTGGAGCGTCGGATCTCTGATGCATTCCTTGTACTGACTGTTCGTCAAAGCGAACGCACAACTGCCGAAGAAGTCCGCCTTACTCAACTTGAACTCGAATCATCCCTTGGCGGACTATTCAGCCTGCTGACTTCAGAGTTCCTGATTCCTTATCTCAACCGCAAGCTGCTTGTTCTGCAACGCAGTGGTGAGCTTCCTCGGATCCCGAAAGAGATTGTCCGTCCAACGATTGTCGCTGGTATTAATGCTCTGGGTCGAGGACAAGACAGGGAGTCACTGACCACTTTCATTGGCACCATTGCCCAGACGCTGGGACCAGAGATGCTGATGAAGTTCATCAACCCTGATGAAGCAATCAAGCGTCTGGCAGCAGCACAAGGCATTGATGTTCTCAACCTTGTGAAGAGTGCAGAGCAGCAGCAGCAAGAACAGTCTGCTCAGATGAAGCAACAAGCTGCAATGCTCCTGACCAAACAAGCTGGTCAATTCATGCAAGCACCCATGGCTGATCCCTCTAAGAATCCCAACGCTGAAGAGATGTTCAGTGGGATGTCTGGTGCCATGACTGGAAATGAACAACCACCTCAACAATAGTATTTATGGCTGAAACCTTTACCTATGATGCAACTCCACCTGCAGAAGTAGTAAGCTCCATCGAAGCAGATGAAGCTGAATCTCTTGCCATCGGTGAAGAGCTAGAAGCTGCTCATGAAAGCCTGCTTGCAGGCAAGTACAAGAATGCTCAGGAACTTGAGCAAGCCTACATTGAACTTCAGAAGAAGCTTGGTGGACAAGATTCAGATGAAGAAGGATATGAAAGCGAAGAGGAGTACCAAGAAGAAAACGACGAGGACTCTGAGGATGAATCAGAAGATCCTGCTGTTGACTTCATCAGTCAAGTAAACCTTGAGTTCAACGAAAACGGACAGCTGTCAGAGGAAACTCTAGAGATGTTCTCTGAGATGTCCTCACGAGAACTCGTTGAAGCATACCTTCGCTTCCAAGATAAGATTGGTGGTCTTGAGCAACAGCAACCACAAGGAGTGGAGCTGAGTGACTCACAAGTCAATCAAATCAAGAACTCAGTAGGTGGTGATGCTGCGTACGAACAGCTGACTAGCTGGGCTTCAGAGAACCTGGATCCTCAGGAGATTGAAGCCTTTGATCAGTTGGTTGACACTGGCAACATGCCTGCCATCAACCTGGCACTCCAAGCACTTTACTATCGATACACAGACGCTATGGGTTACGAAGGAGAAACGCTGCAAGGCAAGCCTGCACGATCAATGGATTCCTTCCGTAGCCAGCAGGAGCTGGTACGAGCTATGGCTGATCCTCGCTATGACTCAGACCCTGCATATCGTCAGGATGTGATCGACAAGCTTGAGCGTTCTGATATTGATTTCTGACCATGAAAAGCAAAGGCGGCAAAGGCGGCGGCGGTAAAAAAGGCTGCTGATATTGGCAAGTCCGTCAATACTGCGAGTGTATTGGCGGATTGATGTAAGCAAGCAATATGAAAGTTCTTTGCTTATGAATAATGCTTCCTATTCTAACTACACTGTCGGTGATCGCTAGTTGGTACGGTCCTGGATTCCAGGGTAACCTTACTGCTAACGGTGAACGATACAATCAATACGGCCTTACTGCAGCGCACAAGACACTCCCTTTCGGAACAAGACTTCGAGTCTGCTTCAAAAGGTGTGCCGTTGTACGGGTCAATGATCGAGGACCATATGCCTATGGTAGGTCACTTGATCTCAGTAAAGGTGCGGCTGAACGGATCGGTCTCACACGCTCTGGAGTTGGAAGGGTAAACGTAACCCGACTTAACTAACTTCAATGACTGCTGTAATCGCAGAACAACGCTCTCAGTCTAATGATTGGGAGCGCTTTATTAATTGGACTACTAGCACTAACAATCGTATTTATGTTGGCTGGTTTGGAGTGCTGATGATTCCATGCCTCCTTACTGCAGCAACCTGTTTTATTCTTGCATTCATTGCGGCTCCTCCGGTTGATATCGATGGGATTAGAGAGCCTGTATCAGGGAGTCTTCTCTATGGAAACAACATCATATCGGGAGCCGTCGTTCCGAGCAGCAATGCCATCGGACTTCACTTCTACCCAATTTGGGAAGCTCATTCACTTGATGAATGGCTCTACAACGGAGGCCCGTATCAGCTCGTCGTATTCCACTTCCTCATTGGCATCTTTGCTTACATGGGACGGGAGTGGGAACTTAGCTATCGATTAGGGATGAGGCCCTGGATTTGTGTTGCATACTCAGCTCCAGTGGCAGCGGCAACCGCTGTATTTCTTGTCTATCCCTTTGGGCAGGGTTCCTTCTCTGATGGGATGCCACTGGGTATTAGTGGTACGTTCAACTACATGCTTGTTTTCCAAGCTGAACATAATATCCTCATGCACCCGTTCCATATGTTGGGGGTCGCTGGAGTGTTTGGTGGGGCGCTATTCAGTGCAATGCACGGTTCGCTTGTTACGTCCTCGCTTGTACGGGAAACGACTGAAGAGGTATCTCAGAATGCTGGTTACAAGTTTGGACAGGAAGAAGAGACTTACAACATTGTTGCAGCTCATGGTTATTTTGGTCGTTTGATTTTCCAATATGCATCATTCAATAACTCCCGCAGTCTCCACTTTTTGCTTGCTGCTTGGCCTGTTATTGGCATCTGGTTTGCGGCGCTTGGGGTTTCAACCATGGCATTTAATCTTAATGGGTTTAACTTTAATCAGTCTCTCATTGATTCTCAAAGCCGTGTGATCAACACCTGGGCAGACATTCTTAATCGAGCCAACCTTGGATTTGAAGTAATGCATGAGCGGAATGCTCATAACTTCCCCTTGGATCTGGCTACAAAAGAAGCAACTGTCATTGGTTAATCACCAATAAAATTCATAGGTAGAAATAAAGGGAACCGCGATAATCTAGTTTGCTAATCCTCTAAAAGCCCGCACCCGTGGCATTGTAACGGCGAACGAAGTCCTGGGTTTCCAGGCCGGGGGATTGATCACCCTCGCCCGTCTGATTCACGGATGCGCCGGGAACCCAATTGGCAAGCACAACGAATCAAGAACACCCCTCAAGCCTCTCGAAGAAGCTCAAACAGAGGGGTCACTTACTTCCATAGTCCAGTGGTCAGGACACGCCGACAAGGCAGTTGGAGTTCGGGTTCGATTCCCGATGGAAGTTTTGGCTATTGGCCCGTACGCGGACACCCTTTAGCCGTCTAGACGGTGGGATAGACCACGATAAAAACATCGAAAAAATTTTCCAAAGCTTTGGAGAGAACGTAAACCTTAATTCTCTCTTTTTACAATGGCCCAACAATCGAATGCTGTGACCACGAGTCTGACTCGTCCTGGTCAATCTAATAGCGCTGGTGACGCCCGCGCTCTGTATCTGAAGCTCTTCTCTGGTGAGATGTTCAAGGGCTTCCAGAACAACACCATCGCCCGTGACATGGTGATGAAGCGTACCCTGAAGAATGGCAAGTCGCTTCAGTTCATCTATACCGGTCGCACCACGGCTGAGTATCATACCCCCGGAAATAGCATCCTTGGTAATACCGATGGTGCACCTCCGGTGGCTGAGAAGACCATCACCTGTGATGACCTTCTGATCAGCTCCGCCTTTGTGTATGAGCTGGATGAGGTGCTTTCGCACTATGATCTGCGCTCTGAGATCAGCCGCAAGATTGGTTATGCTCTCGCTGAGAAGTATGACCGTCTGATCTTCCGTGCCATCACTCGGGGTGCACGTCAGGCTAGCCCCATCACCAAAGCCAGCTTCGTTGAGCCCGGTGGCACTCAGATCCGTGTTGGCAGCAGCCTGAACACCTCTGATGCCTTCAGCTCCTCGGCTCTGGTCGATGCCTTCTATGACGCTGCTGCGGCCATGGATGAGAAGGGTGTGAGCACCGAAGGTCGTGTGGGTGTGCTGAACCCCCGCCAGTACTACGAACTGATCCAAGCTGTTGGCACCAACGGCCTGGTCAATCGTGACAACCAGGGTGACTCCCTGCAGAAGGGTAACGGCATCATCGAGATCGCCGGTATCAAGATCTACAAGTCGATGAACATCCCGTTCCTCGGCAAGTACGGTACTGCCTATGGCGGCACCACCGGTGTGACCTCGCCTCAGAACACCGGTTCCTTCGTGGCTCCCACGATGGAAGCTGCTGATGACAGCACCACCGGTATCAAGAACGACTACGGCCTTGCTGCTGATTTCTCCAACACCTGCGGTCTGATCTTCCAGCGTGAAGCAGCCGGTTGTGTTGAAGCTATCGGTCCTCAGGTCCAAGTCACCAGCGGCGATACCTCCATCATCTACCAGGGTGATGTGATCGTTGGTCGTCTGGCTATGGGTGCTGATTACCTGAACCCTGCAGCTTCTGTCGAGCTGTTTGCTGGTACTGCTACTGCACCTGCTGCATTCTGATCACTGTATATACGGGGACTCTTCGGAGTCCCTTTTTTTACTCATATTTCTTATTGAGATGCCTGCTACTTATGCTGTGTCCACCGAACTGGATGCTGTTAATCAAATATTGAGCTCTGTAGGACAGGCACCTGTCACTACACTTGACCTGCAAAATCCTGAGGTCTCGATTGTCCTTAATACACTTAGGGAAGTAAACCGACAGGTTCAATCAGAAGGTTGGATCTACAACACTGAAAGGGGTTATGAACTGACTCCTGATACCACTACAAAAGAGATTGCATTCCCAACCAATGCTCTCTCAATTGACACAAATAATGATGAGTACAAAGCAAAGTACGACCCGATCCGTAGGGACGGTAAGTTGTACGACAGGCTGAACCACACCTACCAGTGGAACGAAGCTGTCAAGTGTGACATCACTTGGCTCTTCCCATTTGAGGATGTCCCTCCTGCTATCCAGGCGTACATCGTTGCAAGAGCTGCTCGGATTGCTGCTACCAAGCTTGTGGGCGACAAGGAGATCAACGCACTACTGAAGGAGCAGGAGATCTGGACCAGGGCTAGCGCTGTTGAATATGAATGCAATCAAGGTGATTACAGCATGTTTGGCTGGCGTGATGGAGAAAATTACTACAACAGTTATCAACCATACACTGCACTAATTAGATGACAACTGTATCCCAAAGGATACCCAACTTTCTTGGAGGTATCTCTCAACAACCTGACTACCTGAAGTTTCCAGGTCAGTTGGTTGATAGTGTTAACACGTATCCAGACTATGCACTAGGTCTGCTGAAAAGACCAGGGGGTAAGTTTAGCGCTGAGCTGTACAACGCCACCACCTCAGGACGTTGGTTTTCTATCCTAAGGGATGATCAGGAGAAATATGTAGCTCAGTACTCTGAGAACCGTTTCAAGGTGTGGAGTCTGCTGGATGGCTCTCCAAAGGCTGTTGATATGGGAACCACTACAGGTGTCCCTGGTACGTGTAATGTTGCCACACTGAAGACAAGACTATCTGACTACAACACAGCTGTCACTACAAAGGCTACCAGGCTTTCAGAACTGAATACCGCTCAAGCCAATTACCAAGAAGCACTAATTGGTCAGAATGCATCGGTCAGTAATCTCTTTGAGATTGATACCAGCTATCCATATGGGGATGTCACTCAATCGGTGACTTCAGGCATTGTCTGGAATACCAATGTCACAACCAACCCGTACACCATCAAAGAGAACGGGACTGTTGTAGGCAGCTATGCCAACGCCTCTGCCTTTCCTGCAGGTTACAGCTTTGGGAATGAAAGGTCTGATGACTACCCGATCCTGAAGCGAGAGGGCTTCAAGATCTACGAACTGGATAGGAGCACAGCAGCTACTCATACTGCCGGACAGCTTGCAACAGCACTGTCTGCAATGAATACAGCGCAGACGAACTACAACACAGCTGTCAGTGATCTAGCCACCAAGAAGGGTCTATACGATACTTCTGTATCAAACTGCAATATCACAACAGTTCCTTCTAATACATACCTGAAGGATGCAACTGCAAATGACATTGAAGTCCTTACTCTCAATGACTACACCTTCGTTCTGAACAAGAATAAGGTGCCAGCAATGAAGGCTACGCTCTCTGCGAGCATCCCTTACCAAGCCTTTGTTGTCGTCAACGTAGTTGCTTACAATGCCAACTACACAATCCGTCTCAATAGCACCAACTACACCAAAACGACGCCTCAGGACGTAAGTGGTGGAACTACTGACGCTGCATCGATTGCAAGTTCACTAGCCACCTCCATCAACGGCTCAGCTGGGTTCACTGCTGTTGCTGTGGGGCCTGGTGTCTACATCACTAACTCATCTTCCTTTACACTGCAAACTGCTGGCTCAGGTGCTGAGCAGGGCTTGTTTGGTTTCCTGGATCAGGTCAGTACTGTAGGTAAGCTACCTATACAGTGCAAGAATGGCTACAAAGTACAGATTTCAAATAGCACAAACCTAGACATAGATGATATGTGGGTGGAATTCAAAACCACCAACAATGCTAGTTATGGTCCAGGTGTTTGGGTAGAGTCAGTTGCTCCTGGAATTGAGTATGAGATTGACGAGCTTACAATGCCTCATCAATTGGTAAGGCAGTCAGACGGGAGCTTTAAGTACGAACCAATTATTTGGGAAGACAGGACAGTAGGAGATGATAATACAAATCCCATACCTAGCTTTCTTGACGCAGGAGTTCCAATTAATAACCTTTTCTTCTATAGAAATAGGTTTGGCCTCATTTGTGGAGACATCATATTTCTAAGCAAGGCTGGTGATTATTTCAACCTTTTTGGCACGACTGCTCAGACAGTTTCTGATGATGATCCGATTGATGTCATCGCTTCATCCACAAAGCCAGTTAACTTAAGCAATGTAGTAACTACTAGCGCAGGACTTGTACTGTTCAGTCAGAACGAGCAGTTCCTTCTCAATACTGAGGAGACTGGGCCTTTAACACCCCGTTCAGTCTCTGTACAAACGCTCAGCAGCTATGAGTGCGATGGTGATCTGACGCCCCAAGCACTAGGCACGACTGTTCTCTTTGCAGCCAAGACAGCGCTGTATACAAGGTTATTTGAAAAGGGACGAATTAGTAATGGCAATCCTCCCTTAATTGCAGAGATCAGCACTTATGTGTCGGAGTTCGTACCTAGTACGGTCAAAAGCATGATTGCTTCTCCAGCACTCTCTCTGATCTCTCTAGCAACCCCAGGCTCTAGCACTGTCTATCAGTACAGGTCATATACGACTGGAGAGGAGCGAAAGAGTAGTACTTGGTACAAATGGGAGCTGACTGGGACTCTTCTTGATCAGTTCTTTGATGAGAGCACCTACTACGCTGTTGTCGTTAATGGTGCCAAGGTATCAGTTAACTCCTATGACCTTACCCAGGCCAGTGAGGAGGGGTATCTAACCCTACCTACGGGTGAACGAACAGATGTCTGCTTAGACATGTTCACAATCAACCCATACAGGACATATAACTCAGGTACTGATCAAACAACCATCTACCTGCCATATGATGATCTGACTGGCAAGACCCTCTCTGTAATGGCTCTAGGAGGGCTTATAGGGAGCTCTAGCACATCTTTGAATAGTTCGGTAGCTGCAGTCCTTTACCCAACGGTACAGGGCTCTACAGGGACCTATTACGTGGTGATTGATGGAGACTATCGAGGTAAGGATGTGATTCTTGGATACATCTATACGATGACTGTTGAATTACCTAAGTTGTTCCTTGGTACATCAGACAGTAACTCGTATGTCTCTGATACAACTGCTGATCTGATCATCCAACGCATCAAGGTACAGACAGGCCTTGGTGGTCCGGTTACCTACCAAATTGATATCACTGGTAGAGAGGAATGGATAAATGTGGTCAACGTGACCCTGCCTAGCCTCTACGTTCTTAATAACGTCAACCTGTCAGCTGAAGATACCCACACCGTACCGATCTACCAACGGAACAAGAATACCCGTATCAAGATCATTGGAGACACACCCTTCCCGGTTACCCTTAGGAAACTTGATTGGGAAGGTAAGTACAACAACCGATTCTATCGCAGAAAGTGATATGGCCAAGGAGTACCAATCCACCTGTGTAATCAGGCCAGCCACACTAGGAGACCTTCCAAGCTTCTTGGATGATCTTCTTGATAACTGTGTCTTGGAGCACTACAGGGCTGGAACCAATCCAGCTCTTGCAGTATCCAAAGACATGCTGACATACAACACACAGCTTGCTCTTAGTCCTGATGGCAAGCCAATGGTGCTTTATGGAATCAATAGTCACGGGAATATGTGGATGCAAATGACCAACGAAATCAATAAGCATCCACGTGCCTTTGTACGTACCACTCTTGATTGGCTTAGCAAAAACAAGCCAAGATTTCTGTACAACTATATCGATATTCAAAACACAACACTACTCAGATTTTTTAAGAAACTTGGTTGCAAGTTCATAAGAGTTGTTCCTAGAACTATGAATAACATTTACTACGTGGAGGTGGTGAAAGTATGGAACTGATTGGCGGGCTGGTAATGGGCGGTTTGTCCATGATAACCAGCCTCTTTGGGGATGATGGTTCCGCTGCCGCAGCCGCTTATCAAAACCAACTGTCCATTAGTCAGACAGGCATCAGCAACAGACAGAAGCTGAGGGCTAGAGGCCGGGCTGTCGACATGACAGCAGAGCAGCTCCTGGAGAACCAGGATGCGTCCTACAGGGCTATGTCGAGGCAACAGGCTGCCTTCAATGAGCAACTGTATGGGTTTGCCATGGGTAAGCAGAGCTTGATCAGGGATCGAATCCTTGCTCAAGGTGCTGCCAACACAGCAGAACGTTATGGCCGCTCAGCAGAACGGATCAGGAATGTAGACATCGTTGGAGCATACGGTAGGCAGAACGCTTTGTTCTCGGAGACCGTCTCCAGCGCTTACAACCAGCAAGCAAGAACTATGTTCGATCTTGCTAAGCAACGCTTTGAAGCTGATCGGAATACCGTCAACAATCTTGAAGGTCAGATGGATAGCCTGCTACCCACACTTGCTCCAACAACTTATGAGGCTCCAAACAATATGGGGCTGAAGATTGGTAATGCCTTGATGGGTGGCGTTAGTACAGGCCTGAGTACTGCACAGATGATTAAGGGGTTTAGGTAATGGCTCAAATCAAACCACTTGATGAACGAGTGCAGTTCAACGGATCTGCACAAGGTGGTCAGTTCAACCCGGCTACCATTCCTAATCCAAATGCTGGTCTGAATGCAAAGCTCGCTACTATTAACGAGAGCTTTGACAACATGCGGACTAGTGGTGTTGATAATATCAATGCCCGATATAAGAATTTGCAAGAGCTTGGTAAGTTCTCTGACACCCTTGGTAAGACCCTTCAACAAGGAATGGAGTTCTATGCCAAGAATGCAGAAGAGCAGGCTCTGTTGGACTTCACCAATGATGTGAGTGCTAGGGAAGCTGCTGTAGCTCGTCAGAACGAGGTCGACCTAAAGGTCAGCGAGATTGACCAGGCGCATGAAGACACGGCTGCTGTTGCTATTAAGCAAGGTGCTCCAGTCGAAATTGTAGAGAAGCTGAAGGGCTCTAACCTTGGTGGTCTACGTGGTTACTACTACCGAAGGAATGCTGCAAAGTACTACGGTGAAAAGTACGAGGAATGGATTCAGAACCAGCTCCTTACCAACAACACTGAGATCGATATCAATGGTGTTGTCAAACCCGTCAACGATGTCACCTGGGGTGTTCCAGAGCACGAGTACATTAGGACTAAGCTTAAGAGTCAGTATCTCAAGGAAACAGGTCTTGATCAAATTAGTCAAGACTTGCTTGCTAAGTACACTCTCCCAGCACTTGATAAAACCGATTCCAAGTTGATGGGCATCAAGCGTAAGGCTTGGGGCTATCAGCAGTCAGAGCAGACGAGAAGCGATGCTGATGCTGACTTTGGAACAACCTACAACCTAGGAACTTATCTCAAGAAGATTGCCAATACCTTCGATGAGAATGGCAATGCATATGGCTATGCAGGTGCATACAAATATGTATTCGGTCGAATAAAAGAAATGTTCGATGTCGACATGATCACCGATGAGCAATGGAATGAGGTCAAGAAACAGGTAGATCCAGTTACGGGTAAAACGTTCTACGAAAGCCGTCCTCTCTATTTTAAGAAGCTCGACGAAGACCGTGCTTCTGAGAACCGGAAGAACTTCGCAGAAGACGAAGCTGAGATTGAATTGAAGTTCAAGCAAGAGGAGAAGGCAATCCTTGAATACTTCAATACGAATCAGCCATCTCAAGCTGATGTCGAGGCTGCAGAGAAGGATCTATTCAGGAAGTATGGCAAGACCAGCTCAGCTCTGAGCACGATGAAGTCGACGTACACCGTTGATGCTGAGCAAGAAAAGCGTCTCAATGATCAATTTGAGAACCTTGCATCACAGGGACTGCTCACTCCTGACATGGTTGTGCGTGCTCCATTTGCAGTACAGCAGAAATGGTTGAGTGTTGCACAGAAGCAGCAAGAGGCTTCTGATAAGACAGGTGGATTTAAGAACGAGCTGAAGTCTATTGAGAACACGGTTAAGACCAATCCTGGCGTCAAGGTCTCGCCTGATGGTTCAACCAGTGGAATGGCCACGCTAGTTATTGGTGAACTCCAGAGTAAATTTAAGCGTAAGGCTTCTGAATATGTTGGCGCGGGTGTATCAAGTACTCAGGCTTCACAGCAAGCTTTAGCTGAAACCATTCAAGAATTTAGCTCCAGTCCCCGGTACGCCCTCAATAACTATGGTGAGTTTGCAAACTTCAAGCAATCCCTCTTCCAAGGCTCAGTTGCAAGAAGCAAGTTTCTCAATAACAAGCTAAACAACATCCGTCAAACCCTTCAGGCAACAGGAAAACTAGGACTTGAAAGCCCAGAGCTTCTTCTCAATAAGAATGAACTCCTTTCGCTAGAAAAAGGCTACGGAGAACCAGGATGGAGTGTTCCACCAGTCGTTCAGTACTGGTCTGGCCAACTCAACGTTAATCCTCTTGAAATCATCAACCGTCAACGTAAGGCTGTCGGAATGAAAGAGCTGGCAACCCCAGCCTCCATCGAGATGGTTAAAGGCTCTATCTCTCCTGGTCTTCAACGCCTACTAAACAGCTTCCAATCACCAAACCGCTCTACAAGGGCTCTGAGCAGCATGCGACGGTTTGACGTTAGGGCTATCCCTGGTGGCTACGGACCGGTCGTAGAGAGCGCTGCAAAGGCCAATGGTATCGATCCTGCGATCCTTGCTGGCTTGCTGGAAGTGGAGAGTGGGTTTACTCCTAATGCAGTAAGCAGAGCTGGTGCTAGAGGCATTGCCCAGATTATGCCCCAATATCATCCGGGTGTGAATCCTGACGATCCGATTGCAAGCATCAAATACGCAGCACGCCATATTGCAGAAACACAGAGGCAATTTGGTGGAGACATGCGTCTTGCACTTCTTGCATACAACGGTGGTACACCGACTATTGCCAAGTACAGAGGACCAATCCCTGGCAGTCGTGAGAATCAACAGTACTACGGAAAAGTGATGAAAGCAGCTGCCAAGTACGGCTACGGCCAAGCTTGGAATGACCCTGCAACTATGAGGGGAAAATTTGCTACATCAATTACATTTGATTCAGGGCAACCCGGAATCGATGTCTATTTTGAAGACAAGAACTTTACTACTGTCCTTCCTGGTCGCGTAAAGGAAGTCGGCAATCAAACTACTGCCGGTGGTAATGGATACGGGAACTATGTAGTTGTCGAATCTATCGATCCACTAACGCAGCGACCAGTTGATGTGCTGTATGCACACCTTGATTCAATCAATGTCAAAGAAGGTCAAAGCTTGAAGGCCGGTTCTCGTATTGGACGGCAAGGCGGAACTGGCCGAGTTGTTAGTCAAGACGGAACTATTGCCAGTATTGATTTCCTGGCACCAGCTCCAAAGGGCTCTAAATCTATGGCTCCATACTCTGGATATGAGCAGCTCCGTAGGTACATCGCTAAAAACTTACGTCAAGGCTAGGTACGCCTAGTTTTGATTACTACTAGAAGATAACATGTACAATCCTTACGAGGAATTTGAAAAGTCAGATCAACCATTATCTGAACAAGTCAAACAGCGATTAGCTGATGATGCGGCTCAGTCAGTTGAGACTGTAGTCAATATGCTGTCTGCAGAGAAACAGCAGGAACAAACACCTGCTGCCTCTCCTCAACCTGCTCAGCAAGCATCACAACCAACTCAACAGCAAGAAGCTCCTACTAAAGCACCAGAAGGTGAACAACAGAATCCACTTGCTACGGCTATGGATGTTGTGACATCACCTGTTCGTGGAGTTAATGACTTCTTTGTGGATCAGATCAACCTGATTCCTGGTGTCAACCTTCCTAAGCAACCTAAGTTCAAGAACGAGTTTGCTCAGGCTGTTAGGGAATTATCTTCCATCATTATTCCAACAGTAGCTTTAACTAGGCTTGGAGTTAAAGGTGGCAAGGCTCTGAACGCCAAGGTCAAAGCACCTGTTGGTCAATCTGAGCTGATGAAGTGGATTGGAGAAACAGGTGTTGCGGCTGGTGCTGGTGCTTACGTTGATGCCACTAACAAGATCAACGAAAAGGATGACAACCTTCAAGGGACTCTTAAGAAGATGTTCCCTAAGACTTTCAGTTGGATCTCTGATGACTGGGCAACTCTTGATTCAGACAGCCCAGATGTCAAACGAGCTAAGAATACAAACGAAGGTGTTGGTCTAGGTATTGGTACTGACCTCTTAGTTGGTGCTGCCAAACTCCTTAGAAGTATTCAAGGAACCAAGTCGGTTACGAGGTGGGTTCCTGAAAATGAACAAGCTAAGAACTTCTTTAAGAAGCTAAAGACTGGGGAGATGTCAGTTGATGATGTTGTAACTAAAGCATCTGAACTGCGTGAGGTAGCGAAGGATAATCTTGGTGACTACCGAGTCGCTAAGAATCCGAACCTAGATGAACCGATGTTCGGTGTGCATGATATCTACGACATTGAGGAATCTGGTATCCGCTCAGTCGACGAGATGGATGTCATCGGTGCTTCAGTCGACCAAGCACGAATCGTCAACAACATCGGCACTGTGAATGGTCGTCTTGGTAGCATCATCACCGAAGCAGCTATCAAGAATGGACTCAATGCTGATAGTCTGGCCAAGCGGGATATCATCAAAGCAGTAACTGACAGAATCAAATCTGCTGGACAGTACAGCTACCTTGCAGATGGGAAGAAGATCCCATTTGAGGAAATTGATCGTGCAGGGACTGAGCTTGCAGAGATCATGTTGGATCCACGTATGGATTCTGGCATGCTCAAGGGGACTCTTGACAACTTCATGAATGAGGTTGATGGTCTGAAGAACCTCAATGACGTTGGCTACAACGCAGCCATGAAAACCATCAAGGGTTACATGGATGAGTTCATCAATATAGATACCCTAAAAGCCCAAGCCTATGTCACCACCTCCTTAGCTGGACAGGTGTCTGACATTGCAGAGGGAGCTCGGTACATGGAGGGTACAGCTGCCATTGAACGTGCTCAGGAACAGATCCTTGATCGAATTGAGTATCTGATGGTTGAGAAGGGGATTGCGTCGTACGTTCGTGGTTCTGGTCTAAACAACATCAAGATCTGGCAGAGGTTGCTCTACAGCAAAGATGCTAGGAAGATGGCAGAGGTTGCAGAGAATGCCCGTGCAGAAACCCAAGATGCTCTGGCTAACATCATTCCTCGTGCAAAGAACACTGCCAATACTCTTCGTGATATCTCGAAGGAACGTCCTGAGTTCTTGATGCCTCTACAGATGGCGTGGGAAATGACGGATGGGAATATTGACTCGATGTCAAAGCTCAACCGATTCGTCGAGAACAGCCTGACTGACATTCAAAAGGCATTCATTGATGGTTCTCCTGAAGTCCCAAATGTGCTTGTCCAGGGGATGTGGAGTAATATCTACAACTCAGTTCTGACTGCAGTATCAACAGTACTTAAGGCTGGATTAGGTAACACTGTGATGCTCCTTGAAAAGCCAATCACAGTAATGGGTGGGGCCATGATGTTTGGCGATGTCAAGACCATGAAGCGTGGTTGGTATCAGTACTCCGCTTTCTATGACACGCTCCGTAAAGGATTGGATCATATGAGCATGGTCTATCGCAAAGCATCGACTGACCCGTCATCCGTAAATTACATTATGCGTGATGACATTGTTCAAAAGAATGAACAGACACTAGATGTCCTGCACTCCTTTGCAAGAGCAGCAGAGAAACGTGGCGAGCTTGGACCTCTTGCGTTGTACTACAAGGCAGAAGCCCTGCATGATCTCGCCAACAACCCCATACTTCGCTTTGGCGCGAATGCCATGACCGCACTTGATGGCTTTGCTAGGGCTGTAATCGCGAATGCAGAAGTGCGTGGGAGGGTTTATGACAAGTTTATTGATGGCGGTAGGAAGCTCGATGAATCTGGCCTAAAAGCTGCGCTTGATGACCAGTACAACGAAATGTTTGACAGTACTGGAATGATCAGGGATAAAGCAGTGGATTATGCAAGTAGAGAGATAGTTATGAACCTGGACAATGCAGGTGTTTCTGCTCTCTCAAACTTCATCGCCCAA